TAGATTAATGTTTCGCTATTTTGTACGCTGGTTAAGGTAATATCATTTAATTCAGATAAATTACCAAGGTCATACTTTGAACCTATTGAGCTAAATACTGTTATTCTTTTAGATAAAACTCCTGGAGCGGCGGAAAACCTTACTACAGCACTGTTGTCCGAATTCGCTTCCCATTGTATTTCAGAATAAGCGTAAGGATATTCTGTATCTCTACATACTATATTTATATTTTTTGTATTTAAATTATGAGTAATATTAAAAGAATTTGATACGTTGTTTCCAACATTAACAGAATATGCAAAGCCTTGCAAAGGCACAAAAACTGAAACTGATAAAGAATCCACTGCTGGAGGAGACGAGAAGAATAAAACACCATGCTTCTTTGACCTAGGCTCAAACCTGCATTCTATAATTTCGTATGGGGCAGTTGTACTCCTAACTACCGCATAAGCTTCCTGTGAGCCTAATAGATGGCTTACAGGGATTTCTGTAGAGGTACCATCGCCTATAATTTGAGTATGTTTAAACCCTGTACCAGCTGAAAGGACTATGACTTTTTTTGAGTTAAGGTCTACTACTTGAGAAAAGTCTAAAGTTATTGCATTTAATGTAGTTGCGTTCCAGTTTACTATAACGTTTTCGTAATTATTTACATTTTGTACAATAACTAAAACTTCTCTTGTACCCAAATTATGAGTAATTAAAAATGAGCTATTTATACTATCACCAAATACTTCTGTATAGGATCCTCCGGTATTTTCGTAAATAGATATTACGCCGGGTATAAATTTTGTTCCGTTAAACTTAAGTACTTGGTTTGTAGATGCCCCAGAAGGGTCTATCTCTATTGAGTCAACTAAAAGTGTGCTTGCCTGCACTTGCGAAACATTTATTGTTGACGGAAGCGATAGGGTATATGCTCCGCTTGTAGAACTAACAGTGATCTGACTTGCTGTACCAACAATCGAAGATATTAACGCTGCTCCGTACTATGGAGTTTGAGGAATTCTTATAAAATAGTTTACCATCAGCGTAATTTATTGCTAATTCACCATCCTCCAAAGAAGATGGTGTTTGGGCTACCTGTCCAGATCTTTTTACCTTTAAGATATTAACCATAATATGGTTTTTCCTTTACTTAAAGAATGGTGGGAAGAACGGTGGGAAGAACGGTGGGAAGAACGGTGGGAAGAACGGAGGGAAGAACGGTGGGAAAAACGGTGGGAAGAATGGAGGAAAGAAAGGTGGGAAAAACGGTGGGAAGAAAGGTGGGAAGTATGGCGGGAAATACGGTGGGAAGTAAGGAGGAAAATACGGTGGGAAAAATGGGCTCTTTCTAGTGTAATCTATATTAGTGTCCATCGGTGTCAAAGCACCTGCTATTGGAGTTTGGGCAGTTACGTCACCAAGTTGGCCTTCTACGTCAGTAGAAACATTAGTTATTGTACCAACGCGAAAACCAGCCGTTGTGATCGCTGTGTTAGCAGCGCTGTCTTTTCCGGCCAGTTACGGTCGGGACTGCTTTTTTCCTTGTTCCTGATTTGTCACCTGTTGCCATATTATGCTGCCAAGTCTCCTATTAAAACCCAAGTATTTGTTGCTAACTTGACAAGTGTAGCAGATGACCACTGTGCGCGCAACTTCAAACCTGGAGTTGCATTGACGGAAGCAGACCCAGTACCTGCAATAGTTAAAGTACCTGCCCCCTTTCTAAGAATGTCAATCTTGTCACCTACAGCAAAGGCAACAGATGCATTTTCTGGCACTGTTAATGTCATAGGGCTGCTATTATCCATGGTAATCAGTTTAGCTAGGTCCTCAAGGACTAAAGTATATGAAGTTCCTGTTTGAGCATTAATCTCTGACCTAAATCCAGATCTAGCTGGGCCAGTTGCTAACATGGTAGGAGTTACCGTAGCCGTATCGGTAGTATAAACTCCGTTAACAACGGAAGCTGCTTGACCAACGTAGGTATTTGCGGTTAAAACTTGTGTTGAACCAATTGTAATAGAATTGCCTGCAGCGAGTGTTATTCCGCTATTTGAAACTAAAGACTCAGCAGTTACGTTATTTGCCTTTAGCGAAGCGTAGGCTAATCCTGCTTCAGAGAAGTTTACTGTTGAAGATGGCTTTGTTGTTGCTGATGTAAATATTTTAAAGACGCCGTCTGATGCGTCTCTGACTATACCAGAGTACCTAGTGCTTGGTGTAGCATCGCTATTTTTATATGCTGTGACAAAACCAGAGTCGAGTATGTCGCTAGTATTTGCATTTGCTAAGAAAATAAAAGGATCAGTTACTGAAAGGTTTGCGGTTTCTACGGTTGTACCACCACCACCAAAGGCTATTGTTCCTTGTATGTTAACGTTTCCTGCAATGTTTAAGTTTCCTTGGATACCAACTCCACCAACAACAGTAAGTGCTCCAGTTGATGGACTTGTTGAAGGAGTTGGTATTTCTATATGAACATTAACATCTGGGAATATTGTCATTTGGGTGTTGTCCGAGGACAATCCACCAGCAGCAAATACTATATGGTTATGGGTTCCATTTGCTCCAGTTGCAAAAACTAAATTACCACTACCTGTTGTATTGGCTTTGGCTTCATAGAATATGTAGCCATCATGGGCTCCAGTAATAGTGAATGCTGGGTCGGAGAAGTTACTAGATGTTACTCCCATATCTATCCAACCGCTTGCATCTGTACCAGTGTCGCAATAAGCTATGATGTCAGTAGAAGAATCTGGGCTTGTGCCGGTATTTCTAAAAGCTATCTGAGAATAATCAGTATGATTGGCTTGAACTACTAAAGTTGGATTAGTAAGAGTCCCAGCAAATGTGGCTGCATTTGATCCCAAGAATATATCGCCTGCAGCGCTAATATTATTAAAGCTAACATTTGCGTTTGTTCCAACTTCTTGTCCAATAGAAAGAGTATGAGTTGTGCCTTCTCCTGAAGTAGAGGCTGTTGATGTAACTCCAGTGCCACCAGTGATTGTTGCTACATAATCGCCTGTTGTATCGGTACCCAAGCTAACCGAGTTTGCAGCTATAGTTGCAGTCAGTGTTGCGCTACCAAGATCAGTTAAGGTGACCGAACCAGTTAAATCTCCACCAAGGGTAATAACTGGTGAAACTGTAGAGTTGACCCAAGCAGTGCCATTCCATTTTACGAATTGATCACTTGCTACGCTTGTTGTAGTCACATCGCTAAGTTGGTTAAATGTCATCATACCGTCTACTGGTATATTAACCCATTTGTCTGAAGCTGAATCCCATCTCAAGTGATCATTATTGGCAAGACTTGTTATATTAAAACTTACTATATCTGATATGCCTATTCTTGCGTTTCTAAATACACTGCTGCCAGCATCATAAATGATAACTTCTTTATTAGCAACTGAAGTAACGGAAACGTCAGACAGTCCATCTAAGCCTAAGCTCAATGGAGCGTTTACCCATTTTGAACTAGCACTGCTATAAGAAAGAACAGAACCATCTTGAACGCTTGTAATTAATACGTTTGAAAGATCTGATAGAGTTAATGCCCCAGCGCTAGCAACGTTATCTTGTGATGGAATAAACTTAGTACCATCATATTTTAGAACTTGACCAACAGTTGCCCCTGTTGTATCGACTTCTATCCCGTCAACTAAAAGAGTAGGTATAGTTACGGTACCAGTAAATGTTGGACTGCCTTTTGGCGCTTTTGTGTTAACTTCAGTAATTAAACTAGTTACCGTTGATCCACCGCTGGTGAGTAAATCTTCTAGCTCTTTGAGTGTATCAAAAGCAGTTCCTGCTCCGCCCAAAAGCTCAGTTAATTCAGCCTGCACAAAAGCCGTAGTTGCTATTTGCGTAGTATTAGTATTTGCGGCTGCAGTAGGTGCAGTTGGTACACCCGTTAGCGCTGGACTTGCTAATGTAGCAAAACCAGAAATAGATGCTCCAGCAGGAATAGTTACAGTACCAGTGAATGTTGGAGAAGCTATATTGGATTTAAGGTCAAGAGCTGTTTGTTGAGCTGTAGAAACTGGCTTGGCTGCATCCGTTGTATTGTCAACGTCGCCTAGGCCAACCATAGATTTTGTAATGCCAGCAACTGTTCCAGTGAAGGTTGGGTTAGCTAGTGTCGCATAACCAGAGATAACTGCTCCAGCAGGGATAGTCACGGTTCCAGTAAATGTTGGAGATGCTATATTAGATTTAAGGTTAAGAGCAGTTTGTTGTGCTGTAGAAACTGGCTTCCCAGCATCTGATGTATTGTCGACGTCTCCTAGACCAACCATAGCTTTTGTCACACCTGCAACTGTTCCAGTAAAGGTTGGGTTCGCCAGTGTTGCATAGCCAGAGATAACTGCTCCAGCAGGAATCGTAACTGTTCCGGTAAATGTTGGAGAAGCTATGTTAGCTTTATTGGCGACTGCTGCTGCTTGGAGTGTAGCCGACAAAGTTACGTTAGAAGTTCCATCTAATGAAACGCTACCTGATAAATCTCCAGCTAATGTTATAGTCCTTGCAGTAGCCCATGCAGCAGAGGTTCCTGTAATGTTTGCAGTTGTTAATAAGAAGTTATGATAAGTTGTTCCATCATTGGTGAAAGTCCATCTATCGTTACTTTCATCCCAAATAATAGAAACATTAGCGGAAGTTCCGCGTTCGACTTCAATGCCTGCATTCAATGTAGGACTTGTTGTAACTCCAGAATTCAATAGAATTATATTGTCTTCTATGACTGTAGTTTCTGTATTTAATGTAACTGTTGTGCCATTGACCGTCAAGTTGCCGGCAATAACCATACTTCCAGAAACTGTAATACTATCATCTGTAGATATAGCAGTGTTGCTCACATGCTGCCAAGACAGTGATGATTGTACTAATGTGCCTACTGCGTTTTTATAATATAAAACTCCAGTGCTTGGATCAATGGCAAATTGGCCTTGCGTTATTGAAGGTGTAGTCATTTAGTCCTCTTTCAAGATTTATTTAGAATGTTCCACCGTCGATAGTAACATTATCAATAGTGATATTGGAAACAGCGCCTCCAGTTATAGTCACATTGTTTGCATTTTGCACTGCTATTGTGCCAAGGCCTAATGTTGTACGGCTTGTTGCTGCGTCTGCATCATCTATCAAGCTTCTTCCAAATGTAGTAAGCGTAGCCAATGAAGCGGTGCCAGAACCAGTAAAGTAAGGAAGCTTATCTGCAGCTGACGTAAGACCAGCTAATGCTGCCAACTCTGCGTCGTAAGCCTGAACATCTGTTCCTATAGCTAATCCAAGAGCCGTGCGTGCATCTGAAGCAGTTGTTGAACCAGTTCCACCGTTAGCTATTGCTATTGTAGAACCATTCCATACTCCTGTAACGATTGTTCCAACGCTTGTAAGCGAAGAAGATACCACGGAACTTCCCAAGCCTGTTGCCGAAAGAACGGTTACTCCATTAACTTGGAATACTTTTCCTGTAGCTATATTTAAATTTTCAGAAGAAGTCCAGGCGTCAGTTGCATCTACCCAATTAAAAGTCTTGTCTGTACTTCCTTTTACTGTGATTCCTGCACCATCTGCAGTAACGTCACTTGGCGAAGCGGTGCTTGCCAGTTCAATATTTTTATCATCTACAGTAAGAGTTGTTGAATTTATTGATGTTAATGATCCATCTACTGTTAGGTTTCCAGATACTGTAAGATTTCCACCAACTGATGTATCTCCGGTTGTAGTAACAGTAGCAAAAGTTACGCCACTAGTTGTTGCTACAGTTTGACCTATTGATATTGTTACTGCGTTGTTTGATACAGATGTAGCTACACCAGTACCGCCAGTAAATGTCAAAGTATCACTTAAAAGATCTACTGTATCAGTTCCAGTTCCACCTGCTATAGAAAGAACAGTTGCAACATTTGCTTCAGACGCAGCGGTTAAACGACCTTGTGCGTCTACTGTAAATGTAGGTATCTTTGTTGTTGACCCATATGATCCTGCTGTTACTGTAGTGTTATCTAAATTAAGAGTTACCGTATCTGTAATAGAAGCAACGCTTGTTAAACCTACTCCACCAGATATAGTAAGAGTGTTGCTTGTGTTAATTGTTTGGCTAGATCCACTATCTGCAGCAACAGTAAACGACGCATTTATAATTGAGTTGCTAATTAAATTATCTACATATGTTTTAGTAGTTGCGTGTGTATTTGCGCTTGGAGTTGGGACTATTACAGCTCCAGAAAAAGTTTTATCTCCAGTTATTGTTTGCGAAGTTCCAAGTGTGGCATAAGAACCGTATCCTCCAATAGCAATTACGTTAGTTGCTGTACCACCGGCACCGCTAGTCCCTTTACCGTAATAAAGAGTATTGTCGGCTTCATTAAAAGCTAACTCTGCATTTTCCAGACTATCCGGCGCACCTGCGGCACCAGATCCGGATCTTCTTCTAATTCTTAGAATGTTAGCCATTTAAAAATTTCCTCCATCGACTAGATTGCTTTCTGCATAATTGATCCACTGCGAGCCGTTATAGCGCAAAACTTGACCACTAGCAACTGAGCTTATAGTAACATCGGTGAGACCATTTAGTACCGATTGTTCGGCGATTTGTCTTTCTGCTTCGAAAATCCTTGCGCCAACTGTAGAAAAAGTACTACTAGGATTAACTCCTAGTTCTGCTTCTATTGCTTCTACTGCATCGTTTAGATTAGAATGCTGAGTATGATGAGGTACGGTGACAGAGTTCAACATATCAGTAGAGCTTGGGTTCGTGAAATTGTCTAAAGATGCTGGGTATTGTATCGGCACGTATATCTCCTATAAAGACATTATTTTAGTTAAAGTGTTGCTCCAATTTATAGTAATTGGTACTTGTTCATTAGTGAGTGTATATGGCAGACCAATTCCTGTATCTATGTAAAAAACTAATCTAGAGGATGAATCTGTTGAGCCTACTTGGTACAAAACCACAGCTTCAAATGGACCACTAGAATAAGAATCTACGGTGATATCTGCAGCATCTATTACCCCAAGCGTGTTTGTTATATTAGAAATATTACCAGTCCTATAGGCTATAGCACTGACATTAATATTAGAAACGAACTCATCAGAATTTTGAGAAGGAGTATATAAAGAGCTTTTAATAAAAAGAAGTTTATAATTATTTGCTGAAAAGTTAATTTGCCCATTAAACAAAGCCTGTTTAGCTTTTCCATAAATAAAATTAGCCATTTAAACGCCAATTTCTTTAGATATTATAATTCTATATTTATATCCAGTTTCGAAGTATTCTTTACCAGAAACAAAGAAAGAAGGCGTAACATCTTGAGATGGAAAGTCTAAGTATACTTCAGGCTTCCAAGAATGCATAAGTACTTGTGTCGATACATTCTCCCACCTTGATGGTTGTCTTTGCACTTTTTTCTTTTGTACCTTAAAATAAGTATTGTTTAGAAAGTTTGAAGCTGGTCTCTCGCTAAAAACTATTTTTATTCTTCCATCAGAATAATCATTATCTAAATAAAAATCTCCATTAACTGGATCAGTGGATTTTATATAAAAATTAGGATTCTTTGCTATTATCTGATATGAACTAAATGCATCAACTCTAATTGATTTATCTTCAATTAAAGTCTCTACTAACGTTGGTTCATTAACGCTATTGAATGTATTTGTTCCATTCGAGTTCGGAGTAGCGCCACCAACAAGTGTAGTAAACACTATTTGTTCTTCTGCTATTGGTTCATTTGCTGCATCAAAGAAATTAATTAATCTGATACTGTATTCAGTGCCAGGCTCTAATTGCACATTCCAAAGAAGCTTTAAT